GAGATTGCGGCGGCGCTCGGGCTTCAGCTTCATCGTCTGACGGACGACTTTACACCGTCGCAGAACTTTGAGGGCAGCGGGATGACGTACCATGATTTCATCTCCGCACTATTCGGGTGGACGGCAAAACTCCCGCAGCGTCAGATCAACGTCTTTATTCGTGGCGATACGCTCCATATCATTCAGCGCGGGATGGAGGAATCCGTCATCGACATCACAAACTGGCCGCACGCACAGCCGACGATAGAGCGGAAACTCGTTCGTTCCGTCTGGCACAGCTCTCACAACGATTCCACCGGAGCGCACAACGAGGAGGACACCGTGCCCGTTCCTTTCAGCGGCACGATTTCATTCAGAGAAATCAGCAGAACCTACTCCAACGGTTTTCTTGTCCGTGAGACGAACGAAAACGGCTACAGCACCTATTCCTATGACGGGGAGTATCTCGCCGAAAAGCGCACGCACAATGTGGACGGCTCCACAAGCCGCACGGATTACGCATACGCCTCTACAGGGCGTGATGTGTATCTCTTCAAGGAATGGGAGCGTACAACAGAGGCGGTCAATGACGGGAAAAAGCATACGGAATATGACTGGGAGGATTGGAGTCGCGGGAAGGGGACAGAGCGCATCACCTACCACGCACCGCTCGGCTACGGATGGTATGCGACCACCGTCTATGTCGATGGCGTGCTTGAAGGAAGCTCGTTGTCGCAGGGAAAGCCCGGCGGCAAGGCGAGTCAGTTCACCGTCGAGCAGTCAAATCTGAGCCTTGGCGCTCATTACGCCAGTGACGATACGTTGCCGTATTCTTCTCTCATCGACACCGAGTTTCCCGTTGTGGGCGCAGAATATTTACGGATGCTGACGAGAGAGATCGAATGGCTCAACCGCAAAACGCAGGAGACGGTCACAGTGGAGATTCGTGCGCGGATTCAAAACGGCGTTCCCGACATTGACCACATCGTCGATTTCACCGAGCGCATCCGCTTCGAGGGGCACGAATACTTCTTGCAGTCGAACACGGTGGAACTTACGCCGCGCCTCCTGCGGCAGACGATCAAGATGGTGAGGTGGTACGGATGAACGGTGTCATGGGGCTTGCGGCGGCAATCCAAGCAGGACTGCAAAATGGACAATCTCAGGAATCTCGCGCACAGCGCGGCAGGATTCAGAATGGGCGTGTTCATATCGGGGAGCGGTCGTATCCCTTCCGTGCGGCAGTGGACTGCAACACCAGTGACGGCAGTCTTGTGTGGGTACAGATTTCAAAGGGCGGCACAGCCGTTATCGTGGGAGCGTGAGACGATGCACAGAGCTAGAGTGAAAGCTGTGAGCGGAAATAAAGTGCTTGCTGACGGATTGTGGCTTACCTGCATTGGAAATCGCTCCGTTCGGGAAGGAGAGTGGATCTGGACGGATGGTCGCTGCGTCTACGGGCATGAATCCGAAGGAGACAGCACCTATGTTCCGACGAATGTCCTTTCCGGCATACCTCTCCTCCAAATAAAGTGGAAGGATCATAAAAACCAGATGCTCCATTTGTACTACGCAAAAGGAAAGATTCATCCGCTCGGCTTTTCCAAAGAGGATATATGGATGGTCAACAGCAGTCGCTACTTTGCGTATGTCTCAGGCTATGGAATGCTCGATGCCGAAATGGACGAGCAGGGAAATCTCTATACCCTCGAAGCCGTGAATGTCCTCGTGTTCCCGCTCATCGGGGCAGATCAGCGTAACAGTGTTCTTTCTGTCAAATGCAACGGAGAGGTCATCGCCTCCTACGATCTTGTGCCGATGTTTGGTGCTCCCGCCGTATCCGGTCCCACTGACCTCTATAGCTGCCAAACAGTAGGAGGACGGGTGGATAAAACAGGAAAATTCAAAGTGATGATATGGCACTCCATATCAGAGCATGGGGGAGATGGAAGCCATGTCAGCACAGACCGTTATGTGTTCTTCGACGGCAGCAATCTTGAGCCTTGGATGGAGAAAAGCAAAACAACGTCAAGAGATTCTGTGACAGGGGAATCCCATACTTCGGAAACCAAATGGAGCGCACCGGATTACAGCATCCGCTATCCTCTCCATGACGGCATGTATATGCGCTTTCCTGCAAATCTTGACTATCTTATCTCTGGGAAAAAGTACATTTCAAAGATTTACAGTGCAAAGGACGAGCTGCTCATGGAACTGGAAACGAATCCGACTGCCCGTACAAGTCTCTGCCCTCTGGGACAGGGGAAATATCTTGTCAGCACGGGATCGCCCTTATATTTATGGAAAGACGGTCAGTTTACAGAACTAATGCGTGGATGCTATAACTTCCGTCTGCGCAGGATGAGCAATCTCAATAAATGGAAGAAAGCAGGAGGTGTCTGATATGGATCAGATTTTAACCATACGTCTGTATGCGGCGGGCATCGGCATCGTAGTCGGTGAGTTCCTCGGCAGCTTTGACGATCTGCTCTATGCCCTTGTTGTGTTTGTGGCGACGGATTACGTCACAGGTGTTCTCCGTGCGATTGTCGAGAAGAAACTGTCGAGTGCCATTGGCTTCAAGGGAATCTGCAAGAAGGTCTGCATCTTTACTCTTGTGGGTGTGGCGAATGTGTTAGATGTTCACATCATTGGAAGCGGATGCGTCCTGCGCTCTGCCGTGATCTTCTTCTACATCTCGAATGAAGGAATCTCCATCATCGAGAACGCAGCACGGATGGGGCTTCCCGTTCCGCAGAAATTGCAGGACATGATGCACAGCCTCAGAGATAAATAACTGCTTTAACCTCAACGCCCGGCGAATCTTCGTCGGGTTATTTTTTTGCTCGAACAGGTGACCACAAGAGCCGTTTTTGTCCGCTGTTCCATGAAGGGAGATGTTGAGATGAGCAAGGAAGAAGGACTTCGGGAAATGACGTATCAGATGGTGATGCGTGCTTCATGGAAAATGTTGCAGAGCGGACTTTTGTCAGAGGACGAATATCTTGAATTTGAAGGGAAAATGCGCGAAAAATATCGCCCCGTCATAGGCGTACTATTTTCAGATATTGACTTGCTATCGTGCGGATAGTACGGGAATATGGGACTGGAAAGGAGGGAGCACCATGAAGATACGACGGGTTCAACCAAGCCCTATATTGCAGAAAAAGCTGCGTGTGGCTGCCTACGCCCGTGTCTCTGTGGATACGCTTCACCACTCTCTTGCGGCGCAGGTCAGTTACTACAGTGCTCTTATCCAGAAGAACCCCTCGTGGGAATACGCAGGAGTGTACGCAGATGAAGGTATCACAGGCACAAGTACCGCTCATCGGACGGAGTTCAAGCGGCTGATCGCGGACTGCAACGCCGGGAAGATTGATTTGGTGCTTGTAAAAAGTATCAGCCGCTTTGCCCGCGACACCGTGGATTGCCTTCATACCGTCCGACGGTTGAAAGAGAAGGGGATCGCCGTTCGTTTCGAGCGCGAGAACATTGATTCCATGTCGGAGGACGGAGAACTCCTCTTGACGCTGCTCGCATCCTTTGCGCAGGAGGAGAGCAGAAGCATCGGCGATAACATCCGATGGGGCGTGCGGCGACGATTCGCCGAGGGGATTCCGAACGGGCATAAAGCACCTTACGGCTACCGATGGGACGGAGAGATGTTCCGCATTATCCCTGCCGAGGGCAAGATCGTCAAGGAAATTTACCGTAGATACCTTGCCGGGGAATCTGCCTACGCCATCGCAAAGACACTCGCGGGGCGCGGAATCACAGGACGGCAGGGGAGACCCATCGAGCAGACCACGGTAAAGGACATCCTCTCAAATTGCTCCTACACGGGCACGATGGCGTTGCAGAAGAACTACATCAGCGAGGGACATATCCGCAAGCGGAATAAAGGGGAACTTCCCATGTATCTGGTGGAGGGGACGTTCGAGCCTCTGGTGTCAAAGACAGACTTCGACAATGCACAGGAGATACGGCAACGGAGAGCCGCGCAGTCCGGCAATCGGAATTCTGTACGGATGCCATTCTCGGGAATAGTAAAATGCGGATGCTGCGGAGGTGGATTCAGCAGAAGAACTGCAGGGAAGTACAGGCGATGGGGATGCAACACAAGAGAGCGGAAGGGTAGCACTGCTTGCGATAGCCGTCCGATCAAGGAAGAGGAGCTTGTTGCTGCGGTCAGAACCGTCATGGAGAAGGATGATTTCGATGTTGCAGAACTCAGGCGTAAGGTGTTAAAGATCGTCATTCACGGTGACCGGATCGACTTCCATCTTGTGAACAGACGTATAAAAAAGACTGCCCGCATCTACAACGGGCAGCGCGGCAGCATCCCTTCACCAACAAAGTGTACTGCGCCTCCTGCGGCAGCAAGTGTGAGCGCGATACTTGGACAAAGGGAGCAAAAGTGTGGGCTTGCAGTCAGCCGCGCACGAAATGTCGACTGAAGAGATTGACCGAATCCGAACTAAAGGAAGCAGTAGAATCCTTGTTCGGCGATGGCTATGAGGGACAGATTGTGCAGAATGTCGAGCAGATTGTCATATCCGACGATGAAGTCATATTTCAACTCAAAGAAGGAGGCGCATACCGATGGCAAAGACAGTGAGAGTCATCCCAGCAAGCCCTAAAATCTTTCGCTCTGAGGTTACGGCAGAACCAAGGCGGCGCAGAACGGCAGGGTATGCCAGAGTTTCGACCGATCATGAAGAACAGGCTTCCAGTTATGAAATGCAGATGGCGCATTACAAGAACTACATCGAGAGCCGTGCAGACTGGGATTTCGTCGGCATGTATTCGGACGAAGGGATAAGCGGCACGAACACTAAGAAACGCGATGGCTTCAACCAGATGATCGAGGATGCCCTTGCCGGCAAGATTGACCTCATCATCACAAAGTCGGTCAGCCGTTTCGCGAGAAACACAGTGGATTCTCTCCAGAACGTCCGCAAACTGAAGGAAAACGGCGTAGAGATCTATTTTGAAAAAGAGAACATTTGGACGTTCGACACGCGCGGAGAACTCCTTATAACGATTATGTCCAGCCTGGCTCAGGAGGAGAGCCGCAGCATCTCGGAGAACACCACATGGGGAAAGCGCAAGCAGTTCGCGGAGGGAAAGACCAGTGTGGGCTACAGCGCCTTTCTCGGCTATGACAAGGATTTCCAAATCAACGAAGAACAGGCGAAAATCGTAAGGCTCATCTACAAGCTATTCGTTGGCGGGCGATCCTTCTACGCGATTACCAAGGAACTAGAGAAACGGGGCATCAAATCCCCGTCGGGAAAGGATAAGTGGTACATTTCCACGGTGCGCTCCATCCTCACGAATGAGAAGTATCGCGGTGATGCACTGATTCAGAAAGAGTATACGGCGGACTTTCTCGATAAGACGCGACGCAGAAACATGGGAGAGATTCCGCAGTACTATGTGGAGGAACATCACGAGGCGATTATCCCGCCAGATTTGTTCGACTTTGTGCAAGCGGAGATAAAGCATAGAGAACAGAACGGTAAGCACAGTGGCGTAAGCATCTTCGCGAACAAGATAAAATGCGGCTGCTGCGGCGGTTACTACGGTGCGAAGGTCTGGCACTCGACCGACAAATACCGCAGAGTCATCTATCGCTGCAACAAGAAATATGCCCACAAGGGCAAGCCGTGCAGTACAAGGCATCTGACAGAGGAGGAGATCAAGCGAATTTTCGTCAAGGCGCTGAACTCTTTGGTGGAAGTCAAAGAGAACGTGATCGCAGAACTGCGATCTCTGATTGACAGCGTTTGTCAGATGGAGGAGCTGATAGAGGAGCGCAGTATGGTAGAGCAGGAACTTCGCAGTTTGGCAGAACGGCTCGAAATGCTGATTCACGAGAATGCACGGGTGGCACAGAATCAGACAGCGTATCTGAAACAGGAAAATGAGATTCGTAGACTCTATGTGGAAAAGCAGGGGCATCTGGCGAGGTTGGACGAGCGAATTGCCGAGAGGGAGAGTAAGAGAAATATCCTAGAGGGCATGATTCAAGTGGTATGTGGTATCAACGGGGAGCAGGTTGCGTTTGATGAGGAGTTATGGGGCGGACTGCTTGATTACATTGTGGTCAAGGAAGATGGGCAGGTGATCGTCGTTTTCAAGGGTGGGATTGAGATTGGTGTTTGGAAATGA